CTCTGCTATGGAAGTTCACATGAAGCACTTCCACATGTATGAAAAAGGCTAACGCTCCGAAGAGAATTAGCCATAAACTATTAAAGTTTTTCAACCGACCAATGCTTCCTCTAAAGATTGAGGGAAGTCATCCTCCTCATCAACCCCAGGAGGTTGATAATCACTAGGCATCGTATCAGGATGCTCTTCTTTATGTTCCTCTGGTTTGTTATGATGATTTACTATCCCATAAGGATAGACGGAAGCCAAGCCTCCTTTAGAGTTTTGATGTGACATTAGTTGTTAGTAAGTTTAGTGTAAGTAACACCACGATACTTGAGTTTCATTGCCTTTTGAAAATCCTGTTGCTCTTTAAGACGAGCTTGGAGTTCTACTTGTGACATAATAAAGCCTCATAGTACCTGACCCCCGTTCCATGATCAGGTTTCATGCGTCCATGAAAGATGGATGAACGGACGTGATGTTATGCTACGGGTGTAATCTCTTTAGCAGCTAGATCAAGCGGGAAGTTGTGTGCGTTACGCTCATGCATAACTTCCATACCTAAGTTGGCACGGTTGAGAACGTCAGCCCAAGTGGGGACGACTCTCCCATCAGCTGCAACGACTGACTGGTTAAAGTTAAAGCCGTTGAGATTAAAAGCCATAGTGGAGATTCCCATAGCGGTAAGCCATATGCAAACGACGGGCCAAGTAGCAAGGAAGAAATGTAAACTCCTGCTATTATTAAAAGAAGCGTACTGGAATATGAGTCTCCCAAAGTAGCCATGAGCCGCAACGATGTTATACGTCTCTTCTTCTTGGCCAAATTTATATCCATAGTTCTGAGAAGTAAGCCCAGTTGTTTCACGGATGAGCGAAGAAGTAACGAGACTTCCGTGCATAGCAGCGAATAGTGCTCCACCGAACACCCCAGCAACGCCAAGCATGTGGAAAGGGTGCATAAGAATATTATGTTCTGCTTGAAAAACGAACATAAAGTTAAAAGTACCACTAATACCGAGAGGCATACCATCAGAGAAACTCCCCTGACCGAATGGGTACACTAGGAATACAGCAAAAGCTGCTGAAACAGGTGCGGAATATGCTACACATATCCACGGCCTCATTCCGAGTCTATAACTAAGTTCCCATTGTCGTCCCAAGTATGCTGAGATACCGACGAGAAAGTGGAACACAATGAGTTGATATGGTCCTCCGTTATACAACCATTCGTCGAGGGTTGCAGCTTCCCAGATTGGGTAGAAGTGAAGACCGATTGCGTTAGATGACGGGACAATCGCTCCCGATATGATGTTGTTTCCATAGAGTAAAGCTCCTGATACAGGTTCACGGATACCGTCAATGTCAACTGGAGGAGCAGCTATGAAAGCTATTATAAATGCAGTAGTTGCTGTTAATAGTGCAGGGATCATAAGCACCCCAAACCACCCCACGTAGAGGCGGTTGTCTGTGCTTGTAACCCAGTCACATAAACTATCCCAGTTACTGTTGGGTTTTGTTAGTGTGGCTGTAGTCATTTAATTAAAAAGAAAATTTAGCACCTAGCTTGGTACCATAAGTATTGTCTGTGTCTTCATCAGCTACATTAGCAAATGAAAATTCACCGTAGACTCCTAGTCTTTCGGTAGCGGAGACAGACGCTCCAACTTTACCTGACCATGCAGAATCAGAATCAGCACCATCAACAGCGTTGATAGTCTTTCCTCCTTGTGCATACCAATCAAGAACACCTACTGTATTCTCATAACCTACATGAAGATCAGTTGATCTTGAAGTGTAGTCTGCTCCTGTGTAAGAAGCATTTGTCTCTACATTAGTGTAGACTCCAGCCATTGCTGGGGCTGAGAATAGAGAAGCTGCGATAGCTAGTGAAAGTTTTTTCATTAGAAAATTCCTGGGATAATTTGACCAGTAGTAGCATAAGCTCCTAGTGCGGAGATGATACCGATCATTGCCCAACGTCCGTTCTGGACTTCTGCGTTTTCGTTCATGGTATATTCAAGAGGAGGTTGTAATGCGATAACTTCTGTATCGTTCATTATAAAATTAAAAGTGTACAAGTGGCAGGGACGATGAACTGTTCGGGCTGCCACGTAGCACTATGCATTTACACTATTAGTTTTTTTCTTAGCTCTTATACTAGGATGTTTTTTAACAGCATCTTTAAGTTTTTGTAAGTCACCTCCTTGTCTAGTACTACCACCAGCTCCTTTCACAGCTTCGTCAAAAGCACTGTGACTTTTTCTAAGTGGATCATAAACCAATTTTCTTTCCTCCTTTTTTAATAGCTTGTTTTTTCTTAGGAGGTCTTCCGACTTTTGTACCGTAGGTACCTTTTCCTTTAGGCATAATTATACTTTAAGATTAGATCGTGCTAGTTTAGCTTGGACATCATCACGAAACGCCTCATCTCTATCATAGCGTGGGTCATTCATATCTGATACAACCTGTGCCATGCTTCTATAGACATCAGCTGGTGCAGCCTTACCTGTTACCAAGTTGGAATCACGTCCAACTGCATCTTCGTATTGACCAAACAGTGCTTTAACTGCAAATGTGACAGCAGCTTTATTACCTGTTTCAATCACTTCATCAAAGTTTTTAGCATCAGCATCTGATATGTTATCACTAGCCCATGCCATTAACTGTTCATAACCTTGTTTACCACCAGCTATAGAATGTACTTCTGCTACCTCTGCATCTGATAAAACAGGAGCTTCAGCTTCTTGAGCTACCATACCATAAGATTCACGTACACCTTTAAGATATGAATCAACCATATCTTTATTAAAACCAGCTTTCTGTAAATCACCATACATTTCATCAGATAATTGACCATCATTTTCCATGAAATATTCATTCATTTTAAATGGATCAATGTTATTATCTTTAAATTGTTTACTGATTTGATCTCCATAAACTTGATTAGCAGTTTCATAATTGACACTACCATCTTCTGAATAAAAATCTTCTGCTGATATACCTGTACTTTCTTCAGTAGTTTCAGTTTCTTTATCTAGTTTTCCTAAACCAGATTGCTCACCTTGTTTCTTTTGTAATTCAAGGTAAGCTTTTTCTAAATCTTTTGGTGATTTATATTTACCAGCAAGCAAACCTTCTTGCTCTGCTATCATTTGTTCACCAACTTGCAGAGAGTCTTGCTCGTCTGCAGTCAGTGAACCTTCAGTTGATACCGTATCTGTAGCGGCATCATATGTAATTGTTTCTCCCATAGTTATTGAGGTTGTGGTGTTGCGGTTTCTTCTGGAGGGATGCCTATCATAGTTTCCATAGCTTTAGTAGCTTCAGGGTTTTTAGATGGGTCCATCATTGGAGAACTAGCAAATTGACCAGCTTGATCTAATAAGGTTTGTTGTTGTTGCAGTGAAGCTGCTTGCTCTTGCTCTTGTTGTAGCTCTTGCATAGTCTTAACTAGGTTAAGTATGTCAATACCTTGAGCTGCAGCCAATCGTTTAATAGCCTCATCAGGTTTAATATACTGAGCCAAAGCTTGTGGCCCCATTGTTTGTGCAATAGTTGTGACAAATTGTACAAGTGCATCTCTATCTTGACCTCTACCTAAAGCATTAATACCTGCTACAATAGTAGGCTTCATTAAAGTTTTAGGGATAGAAGGTATCTGTTTAGATTTAGTAAGAGTATGCATTTTTCTGTTTAAATATGGTACTAAAAATTCAGTTGTAAGTAAACTAAATAGTCCACCCAACTGTTGTTCTAATTCCATTTGAGTCATACGAACTTCTTCTGCAGTAGTTCTTTCTGACTGTCTTACATTGAGAATGAGGAAAGCTTCTGATAATCTTTTTTCTAAAACATTAGCTAACTGAAATGCAGTTTGGAAGTCAGCAGTTTTACCTACCTGAACCACACCTACATCATCTGGTCTACCTTGTATGATAGCACCGTTACCAGCTTGTGCTAATGACTGTGGTTTAGTCACACTAGAAGGTGAGACTGTAAAAATAACTTTAGCTGCAGCTGCACTACCCTCAACGAGAGCTTGCATTAATGCTTCTAAAGATTTAAGATCACCAAGAAATTCTTCAACTCTTGAACGTCCATAGTCTTCACCATCTACAGTAACAAAACGTAGTGGTAGCCAAGGACTTTTATCTTTAGGTGCTTTACCTTCACTTCCAGGAATTAATATATCATGTACTTCTTGGTACCAGATCCATCCCTTTGGTGTTAGTTTGATACAAGTATAAACATTAACATCCTTCTCATGTTCACTATCGTTTTTGTTAGGGTCATTGATTAACTCTTTAACCATCCCTAACTGATCTCTGTTAACCTTTTCTCTTGTAATAATTTTAATTACGTTACCGTTACCATCTCTATCAACTACATAACGATTAAGAGGATATACTTTCATACCATCTTTACCCATGTATAATAAAGAATTACCTGTCACTACAAGATGTTTAATAGCTGAAAAGATTTGAACACGATCACTTGAAGCTGCAATGCTTTCCATAATCTGACGTTCAATCTTTGCAAAGCTAAGATCCATCTCGCTCTTTGCTTCTGGGGGTATCTCTACTCCTAATTTAGAATCATCTAATTGTAGTTTAAAGAAACTTGTAGAAGGAGGGAGTAATCCTAACATGAGTTTAGAACTCAAGGTGACTACACCCTTAGCCCCAACTGATTGCCACGGTGTTTTAAACTGTGTGTAATGAGCTGGGTTCTCATCCCTCATAAGTAATGTGGGAATAGTTAATTCCGCACAATCGTAAGCAATATTAAGAAACTGGTCACGGTTAGTACATAATTTATTATACTCGTTCCGTGCGTGTGCCATTATCCTCTATCCCCAGGTGCTTGGATAGCTTCTCTCGCACCTGTGTTAACACCTTGAGGTGTGTTAATACCTGAAAGACCACCTTGAGCTGGTTTCTTAGTTTGTAACTGTGTTGTACCTGCTGAAGTTTTTTTCTTATTTAATTTCTTAGCAGTTATCTTAGCTTTTTTCTTAGTACCTTCAGTCTCTTGTGGCTTAGGTGTAGGTGTCTCAGGTAATGGTGTAGGTGCTGTTTGTATTTGTTGTGGAGCTGGTGGAGCTGCTGGTGGAGCTGGTGTAGGTGGTGGGGGTGGAGATGAAGGTCTGCCACCGCCAAATAAACCACTAATAATTGAACCGCACATAATATTAATCGGATAGTTGTTGTTTAAGTAATCTAATAATAGATAGTTGACCAGCTCTAAAAGATATTTCTTTTTCTGATAGGTTATGGTCTGGAAATACGTCAGGAAACTGTTCGTCTAGGTCAGCTATGACCCTTTCAACCCGTCCCCACTCAAGCGTATTTTGGGAGGTTTGTATTTGCATGTTCAAAAAATGCTGGCATCCTAGCTGCCTTGGTG